GGTCCAGGCGCCCGTCTCCAGTATCACCTGCTCGGGTTCGCTCGGCCTTGCGGCCCCAGGGGTGTCCGCCGCCGCGCAGCTTCAGCCGCAGCAACCGTACGTCTGGCAGCAGCCGGCGCCGCAGCCGTACCGCCCTCCCGCGGCAACCCTGCCGATCCAGCTGCCCGGCGCGGGCGTAACAACATCGGGGTCGCTCGGGCTGGCGTCCCTGAGCGTAAGCGGGAACGCCGCCGCTGCTCAGCCTGCGGTCCTGTCGGTGTGGCAGCAGCCCGTCCTGCGCCCGTACACCGGGCCGGTGCTGACGCTGGCATCGCCGGTTCCGGCGCTGATCACGTCCGGCTCGCTCGGCGTGGCCGGCTTCGGCGTGGCCGGCGCCGCTGCCGTATCGGAATACGGCGCGGTCTGGCAGCAGCCGGCGCCTGTCCCGTACCGGGCTCCGGTGCTGACCCTGACGGGGCCTGTTCCCGCGGTGACAGCGGCGGGTTCGCTCACGCTGGCGGCCCCAGGGATCAGCGGGGCCGCGTCCGCCGCTCAGCCTGCGGTCATCAAAGGCGAGGCGGTCACCGCCGTGCTGCTGCTCAGCCCCGCCACGACAGCGGCGGCCACAGATATCACGCCGGCCACGACCTTGCCCGCGGCAGACACCACCCCGGCGGCCACGGCGCCGGCGGCCGATCTCACCCTGGCGGCGTCTGGGGTGACCGACCCGAGGGACGGAACCAGCAGCGTCAGCTGAGGAGCGGTAGCAAAGGGAAACGGACGGCGATGTCGAGCACGGTTTTCTACGACAACGTGAACGAGCTGGCCACGATCACCTGCACGTTCTCCGCGGCTGGCGTGCCGGCGGACCCGACGACGGTCTCGTGCGTGGTCACCGACCCGGCCGGAGCGCAGGTCATCCACACCTACTCCGGCGCGCCGCCCGCGGACATCACCCGTACCGGGACGGGTGCATATCAGCTGAACGTGGCATGCTCACCGTCGATCTCAGGTACTGACGGCCTGTGGTCGTACACGTTCATCGGGACCGGTGCCGCATCCGACGCGCAGCCGGGAACGTGGCGGGTCCTGGCCCTGGACCAGAACCGCTGGTATGTCGGGCCGGAGGAACTGAAAGACCGCCTCGGCATCAATGACACGACTGACGATTCGGTGATCATGTCGGCGTGCCTGGCGACGTCCCGCTGGATCGACCGCTACTGCGGGCGTCATTTCTTCCGGATGACCGACACGCGGACCTACCAGCCGGAGTCCATCTGGCTGCAGAACGTGGATGACCTCGTGTCGGTGACGTCGCTGAAGCTGGACCTGGACGGCGACGGGATATTCGAGACGTCCTGGGTGCAGGGCGTGAACTACCAGCTCCGCGTCGGGGAGCGTGATTTCAACCAGATGTCGCTGGGTGAGCCGAAGCCGTTCACGCAGGTGCAGGTGATCGGGAACTCGAATTTCTTCCCGTTCACGTGGCCGTTCGCGCACCTGGACCGGATCCAGGTCCAGGGGGTGTTCGGGTGGCCGCAGGTCCCGCCGGTCGTCAGCCAGGCGGCGCTGCTGATCGCGTCTGACTGGTTCAAGATGAAAGACGCGCCGTGGGGCGTCGCGGGCATCGCTGACCTGGGGATCATCAAGGTCGCGGCGAACTCGTGGGTGGTCGAGCAGCTGCAAAGGTACGTCCGGGCACGCGGCAAGGTCGGCGTGTGACAGGCGCTGGCGCTGGCGGTGCGTCGGCGAAGCGACGGCGGTGGCGATTCGTAAGCGTCGGCGTGGGCATCAGCGAGGCCGGGACCGAGACGACGTGCCTTCACTGTACCAGCGGAGGGTGACATGAGCGGCGGCGCGGGCGAGGGCGTAGCGGCGCGCAGGCGAAGCGAGGTGTCTCTTAGCGTACCAGGAGGGTGGCATGGGCGGTGACAGGCGCGTGCTGACTACGCAGAACAGCTCCGCGATCGTACCGGTCCTGTTCAGCTTCCCCGGCGGACGGCGCGGCGGCGGCAAGGGCGGGGGCAGGGGACGGTGAGCGCCCAGCCGAAGCACAAGCCGGCGCCGGTCCACGCCGCGACCGGCGCGGCAGCGAAACGGTCCGCGGCGGCACGCAAGGGCGCGCGGACGCGGGCGGCGAACCTGCGGAAGCTGACCGGCGCAGCGAAGCAGGCGGAGCTGAGGAAGCTCCACGCCGCCGCGCTGAAGTTCGCCGCGGCCGGCCGGGCAGCGCAGGCCAGGGCCAGGGCTCAGCCGCGAGGACTGGCCGCAGGCGAAGGCGCAGGCGTTGGCGAAAGCGGCGGCGACGGCGCAGGCGTCGGCGGTGGCGCGGGCTCCAGCGGTGGCGATGGCGTCGGCGTCGGCAGCAACGTCGGCGCAGGCGTTGCCGTCGGCAGCAACGTCGGCGCAGGCGTTGCCGTCGGCTGTGACGCAGACGCCACACCCGTACTGTATCACCGTGTCCGGTGGCTGGACGGGGGTAACCCCGGCTGGCCGGCGTGCGCGGCCACCGCGGTCGCGAACCACCTCCTCGCCTGGCGGGGGATCACCGCGTCGCCAGCCGAGATCCTCGCGCTGCACCTGGCCGCCGGAGGCGACGGGTACGGCGCGCACATCGAGGACGTACTTGAGGTAGCAGCCAGCAGCGGTCTCGCAGGCACCCGGATCGCGAGGTTCTGGCCCGTAGCGGACGCCAGGATTCCGGGGCTCGTCACGGGACTGCGGCTGAGCCGGGGCTCGCACACGGTGCTGTCGCTCGGCGGTGCCGGGTGCGTGTCCTGGGGGCAGCTGTACCCGCTGGCCGGCGTAGCCGAAGAGGCGTGGTGGATCGAATGGAGCATCTGAGTGCTGCACTGGCTGTGGTTCCACCTGGGCTTGTCTAACGGCAACAGCCCGTGGTACCTGTTCCCGTCGGGGTGGGGCGGCAACATCGCGATCGTCGGCTCGATCCTGGCCGCCCCGGTGCTGCTGTGGCGCAAGCACGACTGCGGGGTCCGGTGGTGCTGGCGGCTGGCCCGCCACGACTTCACCGACCCGGAGACAAAGATCGTGCACCAGCTGTGCCGCAAGCATCACCCGGAGCATCCCGGCAAGCCGATCAGGGCAGCGGAGCTGCAGCGCCGCTACCACCTGTACCTCGGCAAGCAACCCGGACGGGGTTAACGTGACCGACCCGAACGCTATCTGCAACGCGCTGGCCGCGCAGCTCCAGTCGCACACCGGGCTCCGCGCGCACGGGAAGGCGCCCGGTTCCATCTCGCCGCCCGCTGCGGTGATCATCCCGGCCAGGCCGGCGATCCTGTTCGGGGTCACGATGGACGGGGAGGCGACCCTGAACCTGCTCGCCATCGTCGCGCTTTCGGCCGCGAACGACGTGGCCGGGCAGGATCAGCTGCTGAAGTACATCGCGTCAAGCGGCGCGCAGTCCGTCAACGGCGCCGTGCAGGCCGACCCGACGCTGGCGGGGACGGTCGAGGATTCGGTCGTGAAGCAGGTCTCCACGTACGGGATCATCGAGTACGCCGGGCAGCAGTACATGGGCGCCACGTTCGTCATCGAAGCCTTCGTTCACATGTGACGCAGGCGCGGGCGCAGGCGCCGACGGTGCGGCGGCGAAACGGTGGCGCAGGCGCAGGCACGGACGTTGGCGCAGCGTTGCCGATGCCGTTGACGGTGGAAACCAGCATACTACAACGTGAGACAAGGACGTGCGGATGCGGATCCTGGTGGTGCACCCCGGCCCGAACTTCTCTGTCGCTGACGTGCACGCCGGGTGGGTGGAGGCGCTGCGCGGCCTCGGCTGCCAGGTGGCCAGCTACAACCTGGACGACCGGATCCAGTTCTACTCCCACGCGCTGCTCGACACCGAGGAGAAAGACGAGGACGGGCACCCGCTGGTCCGCAAGGCGATGACCAACGAGGACGCGTTCCGCGCGGCGATGCAGGGCCTGTCCCACGCGCTGTACACGATGTGGCCCGATGTGGTCCTGTTCGTGTCGGGTTTCTTCGTGAATCCGGGGACGCTGCAGCTGATCCAGTCGCGGCGGCACCGGATCGTCCTGCTCCATACGGAATCGCCTTACCAGGAGGACACGCAGCTGGAGCGGGCGCAGTTCGCCGACGTGAACCTGCTCAATGACCCGGTGAATATCGAGCGGTACCAGCAGCTGGACGGCGACGTCGCCTACGCGCCGCACAGCTACCGGCCGCACGTCCACTACCCGCGGCCGGCGGGGGTGCCGCTGAACCCGGAGCTGAACGCGGACCTGGCGTTCATCGGGACCGGGTTCACGTCACGGGTGGAGTTTTTCGGGGAGATGAACCTGGACGGCCTGGACCTGCTCCTCGGCGGGAACTGGGCCGAGCTGGACCCGGACTCGCCGCTGCGGAAGTACCTGGCGCACAGCGACACGCAGTGCGTCGACAACGCCGAGGCAGCCGAGGTGTACCGGCACGCCAAGTGCGGGATCAACTTCTACCGCCGCGAGTGGGAAGAGGGCATGACGCCCGGCCCGACGTGGGCGATGGGTCCGCGTGAGGTGGAGATGGCCGCGTGCGGGCTGCCGTTCATCCGCGACCCGCGCGGCGAAGGTGACGAAGTGCTGCCGATGCTGCCGGTGTTCAGCTCGCCAGCCGAAGCGTCGGAGCTGGTGCGCTGGCTCGCGGTTCACGAGGAACTGCGGGCAGGGATGGCAGCGAAGGCGCGTGCCGCGATCGCGGACCGCACGTTCGAGAACAACGCCAGGCGGCTGCTGGAGCTGCTGGGGTAACTACAGGATGGGAGTGGCTCCGTGAGCCGTATCCATGGCAGGAATGGCATCGCCTACGTTGCGGTACTGAACGGTGTCGCCGCATCGCCGATGGCGTTTCTCACCGACTGGACGATCAACTTCACCGTCGCGAAGGTCGACGTCACCGCGATGGGTGACCAGAACCTGATCTGGGTGGCTGGGCTGCCCGACGCGAACGGGGACTTCTCCGGCTTCTACGACACGGCGACCGCGCAGACGTACGTGGCGGCGACGGACGGGCTGGCCAGGAACTTCTACCTGTACCCGTCGACGCTGGGCGCGCAGGGGTCGGCGCCCGGCCAGTATTTCTTCGGGACCATCCTACCGGATTACAGTGTAACTGGCGGTGTGGCTGCGGCTGTGGCGCTGAAGTCGACGTGGAACGCGGCGTCGTCGATCCAGCGGTACCCGACGCTGGGTATCCCCGGCACCTGATCGTGATCCCTGGCGGCGGTGGCGCGGGCGCGGCGTTGGCGATGGCGAGAGCATAAGCGACGGCGCCGCGCCCCGACAATACCGCACGCTAGGAGACACAGGTGAGCGAGGACTACGAGATCGAGATCGACGCTGCGGAGCTGCAGATCAGCACGGACCGGGAGCTGTCCGGCGAGGTGGTGCGGCCCGGCCGGATGGTGACCCTGGCCGGGCAGGACTTCCGCGTCGCGGACAAGGTGGGGCTGATGCCGCTGCTGAAGTTCAGCCACGCGGCGGACCTGCGCACCGACGACCCGCAGGCGTACGTGGCGATGTACGAGATCCTCCGGGACGTCATCTACGAGGGCGACGGGCCGTGCGGCGAATGCCCGGCGTGCGTGAGCGCCGGGGACGCCGCGACCGCGCGGGAATGCGCCGTCGCCGATGAGGGTGACTGGGGCCGGTTCCAGGAACACGCGACGCACTGCAAAGCTGACGCTGATGAGCTGTTCGACGTGGTGGCGCAGGCGGTCAAGCTGATCTCGGCGCGCCCTACCGAGTCGCCTTCCGGCTCCTCAGCTGGACGGCGGAGCACTTCGCGGAACTCGACGGCCATCAGCTCAAGGAAACAGGGCGCGGCGCCGAACGGCTCACGCCGCGGCAGGCGTGCAACCTAGCGCTCACGTTCTGGCTCCAGGGCAGGGACGAGAACGAGCGTGAGCTGCTCATGGATGAGCTGTACGCGGAGGAAGGCGTGGAAGAGAACGCCCTGGAGGCGCTGAAGGCCGACATGGAACGCCGCGGCCTGAAATGGGAGGATCCCCGTGGATGAGGTCAGGGTTGATGACACGGCGGTGAACGAGTGGGTGCGGGATCCGGGCGGGCCGCTCGCGCGGATGCTGAGCGACCTGGCCGGCAAGGTCGCCGGGATCGCCCGGTCGGTGGTGCGCAGGCGGTCCGGTAACACGTACGGGCGGGACATTCCCGGCACGGGCGCCGCTCCCGGTTCGACGCTCGCGTCGATCGGCACGGCGCTGCACACCGGGGGTACGGTGCCGTGGGCTGAGGCGTCAGCGGATATGGTGGGCGTGTTCCTGGAGCGGGGCACCAGGCCGCACGCGATCCGCTCGCACGGCCCGTGGTCGCTGGAGAACACGGAGAGCGGCTACTTCGGCCGGGTGGTGGCGCATCCGGGGACGCGCCCGTACCCGTTCCTGACCGCCGGCCTGTGGTCGGTGCCGCTGGAGTGATCAGCCGCAGGCGAGGGCGATGGCGGAGCTGAGGCGTAAGCGGTGCGGTGCGGTGGCGCGGGCGGCGGTGTGCTTACAGCGTATCACGCTGGCGCAGCGGCGGCGAGGGCGTTACGTCGGCGTCAGCGTGGACGTGGGCGGTGACGGAGCGATGTGATCACAGCGTACCAGGCTGTCGTGACCAGGATGCGGAGGTGAGGCATGGCGCGGCGGCTCGGTGAAGCCTTTGTGTCGATCGAGGCTGACGTCTCCAAGCTGGCCGTGCAGATCAGGGACGGCCTGAAGAAGGCCCTGATCGGCGTGAAGCCGTCGGTTGAGCTGACCCTGGACGCCGCGAAGCTGAACGCGGCGATCGCGGCGGAGAAAGCCAAGCTGGTCGCGCTGGCGGGTAAAGCGTCGAGGCTGCAGCTTGACGTGGACGACGCGCGGGCCGTCTTCAAGATCGCTGACCTGGAGAAGCAGTCAGCCCACCTGGAGAAGCGCCTCGGGAAGATGAAATCCGACGTCGACATCGCCGCGGCCATCGCCAAGCTGGACCTGATCGATAAGGAACTGAAGGTTCTCCGCAGTGACGCCGAGAAAGTCCGGCTCGGCGCGGACGCCAGCGCGCTGAACGCCGCCATCGACGCGTCCAAGCTGAAGATCGAGGCGCTGCAGAAGCAGGCGCAGGACATCAGCCTGGGCGGCGGTACCGGCGGCTCAGCGGGATTGTTCGGCTGGCTCCTGGGCCGCGTCGCCGGCCGCGCCGCCGGCGGCGGCGGAGGGGGAGGCGGCGGCGGAGGCGCAGGCGGGGTGCTGGGCGGCCTGGGCCAGATCCCCGGCCGCGTGCCGATCATCGGCGGTGCCGGGGTCGGCCCGGTCGCGCTGGGCGGTACCGCGGCGGTCGCCGGCATCGCGTCGACCGGGGCGTTCGGGCTGATCCCTGCCCTGGCCGCGGCGGGTATCGCCCTGGGGTCGTTCGCGGCGCTGGCGTTCCCGACGCTCTCGTCGCTGCAGACCGCGCTGGGCGCCGTGAGTACCGCGTCGGACGCGTACGCGCTGGCCAGCGCGAACCTGAACACGGCGATCAAGCAGTCCCCGGCCGACCTGAAGGCATACCATGCGGTGCTGACGGGCCTGGAACCTGACCTGGCGTCCGCGGCGGTGCTGCTCACCAACCAGAACATCACGTGGCAGACGCTGACGCCTAACCAGCAGAAGTCCCTGACCGCGCTGCGGGATAACGCCGCGGCGTACCGGACGCTGCTGCCCGACCAGCAGAAGGCGCTGAACGCGCTGCTGAAGCAGCGGGACGCATGGAACGCGCTGACCCCGGCGCAGCAGAGCGCCGCGGTGCAGTCCCAGAAGCTGTCATCCACGTTCGACACCATGGTCGCGGCGCTGGAGCCGCTGACCCTGCAAGTGCTGACGACGGGGCTGAAGGCCGTCAACATCTTGCTGCCGCAGATCCTGCCGTTCGCGCTCGTGGCGGGCAAGGCGATTGATACCCTGCTCGGCGGGTTCGGGAAGTTCGCGGCGTCGCCTGGGTTCAAGACGTTCCGCGACGAGATGCTGAAGCTGGCCGGCCCGGCGATCCTGGCGATCGGGGAAGGGTTCGGGAAAATCACGATCGCGCTGGGGAAGCTTCTCCTGGCGATGATCAACCCGAACGGGATCCGGGCGCTGCGCGGCATCCTCGGCGGGATCGCCGACGTGATCCTGGGGATCGCCGCGGCGTTCACCTGGGTGACACCCCATCTGCTGACGTTCTTCCATACCTTCGCGAATAACTTTGACCAGCTCCGGCACCGGACCGCCGCCGACGTCCACCAGATCTCCGACTACATCGACACGATCCGGACCGCGGCTGAGAAGACCTCGCATGCCACCGAGGTCGCGTTCAACAACCTGAAGGACTGGATCTGGAACGATTTCGTCCTGAAGATCTACGACTTCTTCGTCAACACGATCCCGCACGCGTTCGACGTTTCCCGGCACGCCATCGCGACCGTTTTCGTCCACTCGTTCAAGCTCGCTTTCGATACCATGGCCCTCGCGGTGCTCAAGTTCGGCATCATCGTGGTCAGGGGCGCCAAGACCATCACTGACGTGTTCCTGGCCATGGTGGGTGACATCATCCACGGCGCGGCCACCGCGTTCGGGTGGATACCGGGCCTGGGCGGGAAACTGCGCGGCGCCGCGAAGAATTTCGACGACTGGCGGTCAGGGGTCGACTCGTCGTTCGACTCGGTGATCAAGAAAATACAAACCTGGCAGAGCCAGCTGGCCACGTCGAGCAGCTCCGGCGGTCATTCCCTGGACAACTTCCGCAATAACGCCCTCGGGCCGCTGCAGGGCTCCCTGGCCAAGACCAGCGGCGGGATACAGGGGCTGCAGGGATTCATCAACAACCTGCACGGCAAGACCTTCGACATCACGGTCGACGCGAACGGCTACGTCAACGTCAACGGTTACAAGATCAGCGCCGGGGCGTACTTCTCCCCGCATGCGGCAGGCGGCCCGGTCGGCGGTTCCGGCGGGCCGACGCAGGACAACCAGCTGATCCGCGCATCGACGGGCGAGTACGTTGTCCGGGCCTCCTCCTCGTCGAAGTACGGGACCGCGGCGATGGACGCCGTGAACCGCGGGACCGCGGTCATCGGGTACGCGGCTGGCGGCCTGGTCGGCACGCACGGCAACCTCACCACGGCTTTCCCGCAGGGTGCCACTAACGCCATCGAGGGAATCGCCGTCAACGCCACCAAGGACAGCGCGGCCAGGGCGACGGCGGCTTTCAACGTCTACGTGAAGCAGCAGAAGGCCATCATAAACGCGCAGCGGGCGGCAGCGGCGCTGGCTAATCCCGGCGTCGGCCCGGCTTCTGCTTCCGGTGTCATCCCGGTAGCGCAGTACGTGCTGGCGCACGGCGGGAACAGGTACGCGGCAGCCGGCATCGGCGGGGTCGTCGCCGGGGAATCCGGAGGCAACCCGGAAGCCATCCAGGGCGGCGGCGGGGGCGGCATGGGCCTGATCCAGTGGACGCCGGGGTCCTCGGCGCGCCCGTACCAGCCGATCATCACCGGCAACGTCGGCCGGGACATGGCGGTGCAGCTCGCCGACATGATGTTCTACATCGCCGGCCGCGGGGGGCTGGCCAGCCTTAACAACGCGGGGAGCGCCCGGAACGCGGCGTGGCGGTTCTCCGCGATGGAGGCCCCGGCCATACCCGGTTCGGACATCCGCTTTAACATCGTCGATGCGCTGTACGCGTCGGGCCTGGCCAAAGGCGGCCTGATCACCGAAGCGCTGTTCCAGTCGCAGCTGCGCAGCAAGCAGGCCCGCGAGCTGTCCGACTATTACGCGTTTGCCGCGGCGTTCTCGCGGAGCCTGCCGGGCGCGCCGAAGGGCAGCTGGCTGGCCGGGCACCGGGCGGGCATCACCGGGGAACTGGGGACGCTGCGCAAGCGGCAGAGCATCGAGGAAGCCGCCTATGACGCGGTGCGCCGGTCAGGCGGCGCGGTGACGAACGTGGGCCACTTCGCGACGACGCTGCGGGAACTGTCCGCGGTGCTGCACGACAGGGACCTGTCTTACGCGGGGAAAGGCGGGCAGCCGTCCCGGCTGAAGCGGCTCGCCGGGATGATCTCTGCCCTGGAGCACCTGGCCGCGTCCGCGCCGCTGGTCAAGCCCGGCACCGGGAAGGGCGGCAAGGGCGGCGGGGGTACCGGGACGGGGCCGGGGGGCCAGCCGTGCAACTGCCCGCCGCCGATCCCGCTCGGGCCGGCGCACACTTTCCCCGGCGGGGTGCTGACGTTTGACCGGGGCGGGTTCCTGCCGCCCGGCCTGTCGGTGGCGTGGAACGGCACGGGCCGCAACGAGCCGGTCGGCGCCGGCGGCGCCGCCGTCGAGCTTCACCTTCACGTCCACGGCCCGGTCGGGTCGGCGAGTGAGCTGGAGACCTGGTTCGTGGCGACTGCGAACCACCTGGCCCGCACCGGGCGCCTGACGCAGGCGGTCAAGATGGCAGCCGGGCACTGATGGCCACGTTCCCCGGCAAGCCCCCGAACCCGCTCGGCTTCAAGGCTGAGCTGAACCTGGCCGGCACGTGGACGGACATCACGAATTTCGTGCTGTACCGGGACGGCGTGACGATCTCGGGGATGGGCCGCGCGGATGAGTCCGGGTCGATCACCCCGTCGCAGCTCGCGCTGACCTTGAAGAACGACGGCCGGTTCACCCCGAAGAACGCCAGCAGCCCGTACTTCCCGAACATCGTCCGGAACTGCCAGATCCGCATCTCGGTGAACGCCACGTCGTCGACGGGGGTGAACTACAGCCAGTTCCGGTTCTTCGGTGAGGTCAGCTCGTGGCCGCCGTCGTATGACGTCAGCCAGCGCAGCGTGTACGTGCAGCTGATCGCGTCGGGGATCTGGCGGCGGATCTCAGCGGCGCAGGCTCACATCGGCAGCGCCTACTGGCGTTACGTGCGGCTGCTCACCGGCACCAGCGTCCCGGCGGCGTACTGGGCGATGGAAGACGGCCAGAACTCCGCCTCGTTCGTGCTGTCCGAGGGCGCGGGCACGAACATCGGGTTCACCGGAACCCCGTCGTTCGCGGCGAACAGCACAGGTTTCGGCGGGTCCGATGCGCTGCCGCAGGTCAACGGGGCGCGGCTGGGCGCCACCGTGTCGGCGGGGCCGACCCCGACGTCGAACGTGACCCGGTTCGCGCTGCTGGTCCCGCCCGGCGGCGA